GCAGATGTTCGTGGCGGATTTAATGTTATTGGCCGCCGTGAGCAAGCAACTTCTTCACAAGGCGCTATTGCAAATACAAAATTAGGTAAGAATGCATTTATCGGACGCATCTGGCGTTCACACCCACGCTTTTCAGATGAAGCAGACTCTTCACTTCGTGGTTTGCTAGATCTCTGCGCCGAACTCCTTCTACTGAATAGGACATTCCGTGCGACTGCTCGCTCTCGTCTCAATGCTGGTGCGCTTTATCTACCTGATGGTCTTTCCGTCGCGTCGCAAGGCGATGCAGACTACCCCTACGATTCTGAGGATGGTATCGGCGCAGGATTTACTGCTGAGGAAGCGGAAGATGAATTCGAAGAACAACTAATGGATGCGATGACTACTCCAATTCGTGATGAGGAGTCAGCATCAGCAGTTGTTCCACTTATTATTCGCGGTCCAGCAGAGCTTGGTGATCGTATCAAGCAATTTAAGTTTGAGCGTTCATTTGATCCTGCATTGGCTCAGCGTGCAGATCGTGTTCTAGAAAGAATCCTTCAGGGTCTTGATGTACCAAAGGATGTAGTCACTGGTCTTGCCAATGTCAAGTACTCGAACGCTCTCCAAATTGACGAATCTCTATATAAGGCACACATCGAGCCTCTTATGTTGCTCATTGCAGATGCTTTGACTGTTGTTTATCTTCGTCCGTATCTTATTGCAACAGGTTTCGAAGAGTCACAAGTAAATCGCATTGTTGTTTGGTATGACCCATCAGCAATTGCAACTCGCAATGACCGTGCAGCAGATGCAGATGCAGGATATGACCGCATGGCAGTCTCTGCAGATACATGGCGTCGTGCTCATGGCTTCTCAGATCAAGATGCACCTACTCCAACAGAAGTTGCAGTTCGACTTCTACAAGAAAAGGGCGCTATCACACCAGAATTTACAGAAGCAATGCTCGGAGCTATTGCACCAGAGGTGATTAACAAGATCCGTGGTGCACAGCAAGCAGCTTCAGTTGCTCCACTACCTCCAGAAGTAGAACAAGCACTTCAGCAAGCAGCTCAAGGTGCTGAGGAAGCAGGTATTGCTTCAGAAACACCAACAGAGGAGGCTCAGCAATAAATGGCTGAAGAAACTTGCCCTCCAGCAACGCAAGACATTGCACTAAATCTTAAAAATCGCAAGAACGCAATCGATACAGCAATGTATGGACCATTAAATCCTGCAGAACCAAATGAAGAATATTGGACTGCACTTGGTTCTGAGTGGGGTGTTGATTCCGAAACTGCTAAGAAGCAAACTTGTGGAAACTGTGCTGTGTTTATTCAAACACCAGAAATGCTTTCTTGTATCGAGAGTGGTTTAACAGATAACGCAGACGAGTTTGATTCAATTGATGCAGCTGGTGAGCTTGGATACTGCGAAGCCTTTGATTTTAAATGCGCTAGTGCTCGTACTTGCCGCGCTTGGGTTGCTGGCGGTCCTGTAACAGCTGCAGCAAAGAAAAAGCGTACTATTTCCCAAACTCCAGCTCCAAAGAAAGATCGCATCAAGGGATCAAGCAAAAATAAAAAAGGTTCTGCATCTGGATCCCGCAAAATTAATTTTTCAGCATCAGTAGAAAAGTCACTTCGTGAAAAAGTAGAGACACACAACAAAAAAGCATCGAAAGGCCGTCGTGCAACTCTAGGAATGCTAAAAGCTGTATATCGTCGTGGTGCAGGAGCGTATTCCGTTTCTCACAGACCAGGAATGACTCGCAATCAATGGGCAATGGGTCGAGTTAATGCATTCTTGCGTCTTCTTAAATCTGGAAAGCCATCAAACTCAGCGTATGTAACTGATAACGACTTACTTCCATCAGGACATCCTCGTTCAACAAAGAAATCAAACTCTGTGACCGCTGCAGCTGGCTTAGTTCCAGAAGAAAGCGATCTAGCAGAAGCGCTGATCGAGATTGCGGACAAATATGGAAAGTTCAATGAAGATGCCACAGGAATCTGGGCAGGATATACACCACCAGCAGAAAATGATGTCAAAGGAATCGGAGTCAAGTGTTCTTCATGTGTTTTATACATGGGTAACGGCTCGTGCAGAATCATCGACATGGAAGTCGAAGACGAAGGTAAGTGTCGTTTCGCGGTTATTCCAGATGGCGTCGTTGATGTCGGAGTTCTCGAAGGTGAAAAGCTCGGAAACAACATCCAATCAGAGCAAGAACTCGCAGAGCTAGCAGAGCAATGGAGCTATCAGCAAGAATTAGAAGCTGGTATAGGTAATCCAGAAGATTATCCAAATCCTGAAGATGCAATTCTTGCTCTAACAGAGTATTCAAGTCTTGGGTATGAAGCAGAACATGCAATTCGTGCATCATGGCTTCGTGCAGTTCGTAATGGAGAAGATCCATTTAAGAGAGCAGCTCTTCTAGCATCTCTAGGTGAAGAAAGCCTAGATGCAGACTTACTTCCTGTAAAAGAGGAAGAGTAAAGATGATTTTTTCTCAAAGAATTTTATCTACTCGTGAACAAGCACGAGTTATTCGTCGTGAAGTAATTGAACTTGTAGATAAAGCTAACGAATTTTCTGTAGGATCTCGTAGAATTAATCGTAGAGCTGCTTATAAAGTAATTTCACGCTCTCTTAGTCAAAGCAGAGACCTTCCATTCTCTATTCGTAAGCACAAGGCTATTACAGATCTTTCAAACTACATTTCACTTGCCAAGTACAATAAAGTTATAGGTCTTACAGCAGATCACACTGACCTTCTCCCAATTTCTCATCCAAGATCAACTCAAATTAATGCGCTATCAGCATCTGCACTAGTTCAAGCAAAAATTCGTTGGTATGTAGATGATCCACGAATTAAAGATGACACTGTAAAGTCTCTTGTTGCATCTGCAATGGCTGCACCAACAGATTCTGCAGAATACAAATACGCTCTTACTCGTTTAGAGAATCTTCCAGCATCAGAACTACCACTCGAGGCTCTTGCTGCAGCTGCAAATCCATATGCAGGTAAAAACTCTGCCGCTGCTCGCCGTGCCCGTGAGTCTATTCAACTCTCAGACCGCTTTGAGAGATGGCTCGATATGTTTGGATCTCTTAAGAAGCGTGCTACAGATGGCTTTAGAACTTATGTCCGTAGAAATGACGGAACAACACGAAGCCACTCAGGCGTTGTTCTTAATCAGAATATGGAAAGACCAGAACTTATTGATATTGAGGTTGGTAAGGGCAAAGTTGCAATTGTTCCTATTAAATCTGGTGAAGGATTAAAAGCTTTTATCAAAGACCCTGATTCTGTAGATGGTTTTTCTCAGACAGAAGCAAAACCAACTAACGCTCCAATAATTCCAGAAGATTCTATTGTTTTTACTGAAGCTCCTAGTATTTATCGTAAAGAAGATGACTACAGAGGTAAAGGCACAAAGTACACAGACGATAAGTACGACATTATTAAGTTTGATAATCCTAAAGATGCAATGCCTCTTATTGATGACTCAAATAAGCGTGCAGCAGATTTGGATAAGCCAGCTCCAAAGCAATTAAAACTTGGAGAGATTGATTCAGACACAGGTCGTCAGTTCTGGAACCCAGATGAGCCAGTTTTTGCAGTTGCTCGTCGTGGTAAGAAAACAAATTTTGCATTTACTCAAACTTGGAAAGATGTTAACAACGAGATTATGCTCGACGAGCCAGATCTTGATGAAGAAGAAGGTCGTGATTACACACGCCCAGAGCCTAGAACTTCAGATGACACTGTTCCTCTTATACAGCAAGCTAATAAAATTTTTGATGGCAAAAAGCGTAAACAAAAAGAAGATAAAAAAGAAACAGCTCCTGCTTTCCCATATAAAGTTCCAGATCGTGCATACGAATTTAACCCAAATGAAGAGTACACACCTGAATTTGATTTTGACGATCCAGAATCACTTGCAGAAATTGACACACCAGTTTTGGAAGAAGCTCTTCTTCGTTCTGTAGAACCAGTAAGTGCAACTGAAAGAGCAACAGGATTTGCACCACTAGATCTTCCAAACGGAGATACAGAGGATGTTAGCTCAGAAGCAATTGCATCAGCTCTTAGAGCTAAGGGCCAAGACGCTGAGATGGCTCTTGCAAAAGCTTACGACAAAATTGCAGGAGATACAAAGAATCAAGATGATTTAAAAGCTTCTCGTGAAGAACGCAGAGCGGATGAAGCTGCAAAGCCAGCAGATCTTGAAGAAAAGTTTGATGAAGTAGTTAAAGAAGAACCAGAAAAAGTAGAACCTACTCCAGTATCTGATGAAGTTGCAGAGGATATTGCAGATACTTCAGAAGGTCTTGTAAGAGATCTTTCAGATGAAGAGCTTAGAAAGATTCCAGCTCTTAAGGGTCTTTCAGACGAAGAATTCGACAAGATTGTCAATGATCCAAACTACGACTATTCAAGCGTTATACCTAAAATTGACGATTTTGATGTGCCAGAAGGTATGTACAAGCCGGGCGAGTCTACAGCTGAAGATCGTCTTAATGCTTTAGAGCTTGCAGCAATTTCAAATAGAAGAGCTCCTAACTCTTTACTAGAAAGCAAATTGAAAGAAGCCATGGACGGAAGTGGTCCAGAGTTGGGTAAAGCTTCTATTCCTGCTTTCGATGAAAATGGCGAGCAAATAGATATTCCAGTATCTGCAGAAACCCTTCGTGATGCTATAGCTCTTCGCGGCAAAGATGCTGCTAAGGCTATGAAAAAGATTGCTAAACCAGAAGCAGAAGAGAAGCCAGCTAAAGAAGAGAAGCCAGCTGAAGAAGAAAAAGAAACAAAGCCAGTAGGAACATATAAGCGTTCTGGTGGAAGAACTCTTCTAAAAGACGGAAAAGGCAAGCCTTTTACATCTAACAAAGAAGTTGCAGACTTTTTGGCAGAAAACGGTTTCGAGTTTACAGAAAAAGTTACAACTAAAGATGGAAGAGAGCTTCCAGTTTATGCTCACTCAAAGCAGCAAACAGATGAAGAGTTTAAGTCTTTGGCAAGAGAGCTTCGTGATCGTTTTGGTATTGATCTAAAGCCTCGTCCAGCAACTACTCAATCTCCAGCTCAAGAAGAAATTGATTTTGATGCTCCGTCTCCAGAGAAGCCAGCAGAAGCTGAAACTCCAATAGTTCCTCCTACAACTCCACCTACAGGTCCTGAAGGCGTTGAAGAGCCAGAAGAAGAAGAGCCTAAGCTAGACCCAAAGCGTCCTACAAATGTAAGTAGTAAAAATGATTTAGTAAACGAAAACCAAAAAATTGTTGTTCAAGATAATAATGTCTTTACATTAGACGGAAAATTCTTAGGAAAAATTCCAGAAGGAATGTCTGCAGAAGAATTTTTAAGATCTTATTATTACAGAGCAACTCGTACTGGAAGAGATGCAGAAGCTATTGCAAAGGCTATAAAAGCATCAGAAAAAGATAAGCCTTATGATGGATCAGATTTCTACCCTACAGACGAAGATGAACGCGCTGCAGTTGAGGCTATTAGAGAGCAAGATAGAAAAAATAGAGAAGAAGAAGAAGAAGAACTATCTAATAGTAAAAAAGATTTACTTAAGCAGCTTGTTAATGAGCGCCGTATTGTTCAAGATGCCATTGA